GGCGCGGGGGGCGCCCGCGGCGGGGGGGGGGCCCCCCCCCCCAATACTCAGGCCAAAGGGCCTAGAAAAAAAGAGAAATCCTTTGCTTTGTGCGGTGCGTAACTTGTCGAATCAGAAGCGTTTTGGGTTGACGATTGAAGCGTGGTGGCAGCCCCACCCGATGTGGTTGCGGTAGTGTACAAGCGTCCACCTACAGGGCAAGCGTCTGTACGAAGATTCCAGTGCTGTGGTGTTAGTCCTCCCTGCTGCCGCATGTGGGTAGCGTCACTTAGGGTATTGGCTAGCGTCACTTCGTCAAGGCAGAAATCTGGCGAGTGTGCCTACAGCGAAATCAATCGCGTGAGCCACGGTCTGGGCTAGGCTTGAGTCGGTGCCAAGCTCCTGGCCCAGGCGGACCAAGACGAGCGATTGCAGGGCGGCATTCCATCGGCGTTGCATTTGGTGGCCCTCCTTGGCCAAAGAATCCTGTGTGGGATTGCCAACCGTTTCGCAGCTGTCGGCAGGCCGGGTGGCCCCACCTTGCGCCGTTCACCAGCCGGGGTTCCAAGGAGCGCCGCCGATTCCGATCACACGCATACCCCAGTTCGGCAGCGTGAAGGCTTGCATGTGGTCCAGCGCCTCGGCAAAGCAACCAGAGAAAAACTTCTTGTCGCCTTCGTGGTCGGTCACGATCCAACCGCCATTCCGCGAATCGTGCTCAGCCAGCCAAGTTTGCGTGATGCCTTCGGCGTCGTAGGCCAGCTTGATCGTCTTCATGTTGTCGTCTCCCGTTTTTGTCCCGCGAGTCTCACTTGCTCGCATGGGTGTAGTTTAGGCTATCGTCAGTTAGGCGTCAATGGGGAGAGAAAAGATTTTTTGGGGGGCGTTTCCAGCGGAAAAACGCTACTTCTTCCGCTTCGCCTTCTTCCGCTTGGCAGCGGGACGCTTGGCTAGGTGCCGCTTGCCGGTCGCCCTGCTGGTCAAGGCTGACTTGGCTTCAGTGGCGGCAGACTTGGGAATGAGCCAGACACGTTGGCCGATCCGCTTTGCGCCGGGCAGCTGGCCCCGCCCTAGAAGCGTGCGAACCCATGCCTCAGAGCAGCCCATGTGCTCGACGGCCTCAAGCACCGTGAGGTATTCGCCGCCGTCTAGTGTGTGTGGAGTCATTGCAACCATCCCTCAGATGCTAACGCTATCTGCTAGTTCGTCAAACCGCCAAACTCGCCTTGCCTGCTTTTCTGGAAACGCTGTACAGTAGATTCGCGGCGATGTTTCTAACGGATGGGGTGTAGATTGAACATCTGTACAGTATCCGGTAGCATCGCCTTTTTGACAAGAAAATGGGAGGCGTGCGATGACTTTGAGGGATTTGCTGATTGACCGAGTGGCCCCGCTCAAAGGGCTCTCTGACCGCTCGGTGGTGATGTACCTGAGCAGCCTGGACAGGTTCCGCGACTACCTGGGGCATGAGCCCACGGTGGACGATCTGGATGATTTAACGGCCGCAAAGTTCCTGAGGTGGCGGCAGGCTACCCAGCACAGCAAGTGGAAGAAGATCTCGCCGGCCTCGCTGGCGAAAGACAGCGCCCACCTTCGGAGCCTGTGGACTTGGCTGGCCAAGAAACGATGGAAACGCAGCAACGGCGAGCTGGTGGAGTTCCCCGACTACGCCCGGCCTCGCGTCCCTAAGCCGGTGCCAAAGGCTTTCAACGCCACCCAACTGTCCCAGCTGGTGGAGGCCGCACGCCACCGCAAAGGCCACATATGCGGCAAGCCAGCCGCCTGGTACTGGGTGACCAAGATTCTCGCCATGTTCCAGACGGGCGAGCGCATTGGTGCCGTGCTCGAGCTCCGGTGGTCAGAGGTGGATCTTGAGCGGCACACGCTGACGTTCCTGGCTGCCACCCGTAAAGGGCACAGGGAGACGATTACACGGGCGATCACGCCAGAACTGGCCAAGATGCTGGCTATGTGCAAAGGGGCCCCCAGCGAGCGTGTGTGGCCTTGGGTGGAGGATCGTGAGTTCCTGTCCATCTACGGAAGTTTGCGGGTGCTGTGTCGCACAGCGGGGGTGCCGTACCACCCGTTTCACAGCATCCGCAAATCGACGGCCAGTTACCTCAAGAAAGCAGGCGTGTCTGCCAAGAAGCAGCTGGGGCACAGCAGCGAGGAGATGGCGGAAACCCACTACTACGACGAGGAGATCACGGGCAGGGAATCCAACCTCGACTACCTGCCAGACATCACGCAGCGGCCGGAAGACAGGCCAGATGCTGGGCCGGGCAGGCCGAGATGAACCAGGCACAGGGCGAGCGACGGCGGGAAAGGGATAAAACCGCCGCCGCTCAAGCCCTGGCCTAGGTCATGAGTCAAAGTGCCTCGCCCGCTGCACAGCGGCCTCGCCCTTCACGCGGCTGAGCTCGGCCAACAACCGCATGACGTGTGCCGCCAATACGCCGCTTGTGCCCTGGTCCCAGCAGCCGGAGAACTTGCGGGCGTCCCACTCGCACTGCTGCAGGTAGGCGTCAGTGAGCGGCTCAGCCACGCTTGGCCTCCCGCAACTTAAGCAGACAGATGAGCGACCAGTTGGCGGCGTCAATCAAGGCGTTCTCGTAGTCCACGGGCTGGCCGTTGGCGTACTTCTGCATCCGCACCACGCAGTCAGACAAGTCACACAACGCTCGCCGCCAGGGCTCAACGCCACACTTGGCCGATGCGGTGACGTTCTCAAATGGGTCCGCCGCACCGCCATACGAGGCAGTCTTTTCGTAGTGCAGCTGCCGCAACTCCTCGAGCAGTTCAAGAAACGGCAGCGAACCGGGCCGCTGCTCGTGCGTGATGCCGTCGCCGGCCAGACGCTCAAGGGCTTCGTCTAGTTCGTCTTGCGTTAGGCCAGCCCGGTGCAGGTGGTGCTCGTGCAGCAGGTGCTCGATGTATGGCTCATCGACGTGTTGCGTTTCCTCGGTACTTGCATCAAAGCACCTAGGTTCTGTCGCCGCCTGCGACACGTCGTACCACTCCTCGCGTGGCTTCCCAGCCGCTTGGTTCTCGCGGCGGATCTCGACAGCAGCACGCAGCAACTCGTTGGCGTCTTCAATCGTGGTCGTCATTTGGTTCCCTTTCTCAAGTCTCTGTCGCAAAACAATGGGTACGCCCGCGTCACTTCGTTGCGGCCGTGGTCGATGATTGCCATCCCTTGGCACGGTCGCTCTGGCGATGCAACCCGCTCAGCGTATGGGCTGTGTCCAATCACTGAGCCGTTGGCGACGTAGCGGGCACCGCGCAGCCAGCCGAACGAGTGGTAGTGCCCGAATATCGTCAGGTTCGCTTTGCGTCCTGCGTCCCATCTAGCAATCGCCTTACTTGCTGGCAGAGCCAGGCCGTAGACGCCACCAGCGAAACGGATGCTGTGGCCGTGCGTCGTGCGTACGAGAAAGCCGTCGAGGTCCACGTAGCCCAGATGCCCCTCAGCAATCCGCCATTCGACGTTCGCGTTGGCCTCCTCGCGGGCCAGCGTGAAATACATCATCTGCTCCCACGAGTGCTCAAGCTCTGTGGCGATGCGGTTTTTCTCGGTGCTCCTGCCGTGGTTGCCGGCGTTCGTGCAGACGATGACTTGATCAGCCTCTGCGGCGATCGCGTCAATCATTCTCCGCAGCCGCTCAGCGATCCACCGCGTTGCGTTCATGGGCGAAAGTGCCGCAACTTCCATGCAGTCAGGGTGAATGTGGCCCGTGATGAAATCCCCTCCGAGCCAGATGAGCACGCGACGAATGTTCGCTTGATTGCGTTCGTGCTGGAGGCAGGCGATGAACCGCTCCTCGAGTTCACCTAACCGCCGCTGGCACACGTCAAGCGAGTAGTCGTTCTCGCCGTTCACAGTCTCCGGCAGCACACGCTCTTCACAATGCACGTCCGAGAGCATCAGCACCGCCGTCGCGTCGTGCTTCGCATGACGTACCTTCTTCGGCGCATGCTGCTTCGCGGCCTTAATGCCCGAGAGCCCTGCGATAGCGTTTGCCCGCTCATTCGCGGCGTCGATGGCCTGGAGTGCCGCCTTGTAGCGGCCTTTCAGCGTCGCCACTTCGGAGCGGAGGCGTGCTAGTTCGGCGTCCGTTGCTAGCCGAGAAGCATCGGCCACGGCATCAGCCACGGCGATGTCTAGTTTTTTGACAGCCATTCGGCAAACCTTTTTTCCTTGCACGAGTGGATGCCACGCTCGCGGCATTTGTCTGAGAGAATCCGCGCCAGCGTCAGACGCTTCACCGGATACTCGCCGTTCTGAAACCTCTTGCGAATGTCAAGAAGTTCCGTCTGCGTTTCCTTCGGCAGTGCGTCCCACCAGTTCCCTGGCTTGCACGCCCTCACCGCATCCCCGACAGACTCAGTGAGACTGCTACCCTTCGCCATCGTTTACCTCCCTGTAGCCCAGGCTATAGAGCACCTTGCTGATGTCCTTGCCGGCCTGCTCGACGTGCTCCTCGCTTGCGGTTGGAAAAAGCGCATGGAGTAGTTCGTGCGTCAGGATCGTGAGCTTGTGCCGGCCCTTAAGCCCGCTGTGAATCAAGATGCGTGGCCGCTTGGACTTCTGCGAAAAGGTGTAGCCGTACGCCTGGCCCTTGAGGTCCGTGAAACGGACTAGCCACCGCTCGTCGCCGTTGAGTGTGAAGTGGTGATCTTCCACGGCTCGCCCTTTCGCTTACCACCGTAGCGGGGGCGTCAACCGGCAGCCCTGCGACAGGCGAGAAGCACCAGCTGCCGAGCAGCGATGTCGGACCACGGCAAGATTGTTTTCCGCTTGGCGTGCTCTGTCCGCATGACGCCAAGAATCTCAGCCATGCCTTCGTCAGACCTGCACCAGTCTGGGCCACGCTCGTCCATCTTTCGGGCCATCGCGTTGCACGAGCACGTCGGCGTGGACTCAATGCCGAGCCAGTCTCGCAGTATGTTGCTAAGCTCAGTGCCAGGATTTTGTACACGCCGCCCCTGAGTAATTTCGGTACAGACGCGAAATGTTTTCAGAGAGCGGGCATGTCTGCCACACACGATACAGCACGAGGTTTTCGAATCTAGTTGGCAAATCATCGCGAAAAGGTAAAAAACGGAAACACGTCCACGACCATGTTTGCGAAAAATGGGTATCTCAATGGATTCACGTTTTGGTTTGTGCAAATGTCGTAGACAGGGGCCGTACCTCCATTAAAAGGATAAAACCTATACGTGTCCGCTCTGCCAGGAAGTCCATCGCAATCAACTGGAATGTTGGATGTAATTGCGATAACACTGGTTGAGGAGTTGATGAATTCAACTATAATTCTCACGCCTCCGACATCGTATACGTAACCAGCAGTGTTGGCAGACGTGCTTCCTCCAGTGAGAACATAAGTAGTTCCAGAGAAAGCATCGGTAGCCGCTTGAGCAACTGCCGGGCAGCTAACGTTTGTGTACGTTTGAATGCCAAATGTGATACTGATTTCAGAAGGGTAAGAACAGCAGCAAGAGCACGTAGTGGCAAGCATTGTATCTTTGATAAGTATTTTTCCGGACTTCGCGGCAATTGGCATTTTAAGACTACGTGCAGGCAGTAACGGAAATTGAGAACGAGCTTACTGACGATGTGCCAACTACGCCAACGGGCAGCGTGTCAAACCGCAGCGATGTCGTAGTGAGCGTAGCCGCAGTCGCAGCGTATGCAACATCCCACTGCCAGTTGATGAGATGCCAGGCGGTGCCTTCGCGGCCGATGACGCAGTTGCGCGTGCCAGCACTTGGCAGATTGATTAAATCGTTTTGCACTACCGCCGTGTTTGGTGTCGTGGGCTGGTACTTAAACGTGACGTTCTTGCTGGAGCCCATAGACCACGCACCAGTGAACGTGCAGACGCGGAAGACCTTGCCAGATAATCCGCCAGCGCGATTGCCGAAAGTCATCCCAGCCTGGTCGCGGTCGCCAGCCTCAACCTCTCGTACCACCTTTGCTATCCGCTCAGCAGCTGGCCGCGTGAAAGTGACCCGCTCAGTCTTCGCCGGTTTCCCGTCTGGCTTTTGGGCCATGCCTACAGCCCTCCGCCTGCGCTGCCTTCAACAGCGTCTGCGCAAACACTGACAAATGACGCAGACGCCGTGCTGACCACACGCACGTCAACTGATCCAAACATCACCACGGCCGTGCTGGCCGAGACACTCGCAGAGTAGGCAGTTGCGGGCGTGTGCTCTGATGTGTGCAGGATGTACTTGTAGCGTCGCGGGCTGCCGCCAGACTCGTACTCTTGCGAAGTGCTGCTGAATGACGTGCCATACGGGAAAGTCACCAGCGCAGTGCCGCTGGCACTACTGAAAGACACTGCCGGGTTATTGGCGGCCCGGAAGCTACCCGCAGGCGACAGCTGCTTAAGCGGCGTGTTGGCTGCGTAGCGGTTGGTGCCGTCAGTCGTTGCTGCGGAAAACACAGGGTACGAGGTGCAGGAGAAAGAACCTGAGTACGCGGTGCTGCAGAACGTGACGCGGATGCCAGCCGTGCCTGCCGACGCGATGGAGATATTTCGTTGGTATGCCATGGGTCAGAAGCTCGGCGTTCCAAAGTACGAAGCGAAGTCTGCCTCTGGGTACACGCGGCGAGTCAGAATGTCAGGTTCTTCATTGTCGCCCTTCATCGCCCCGGCAGTTGTCAGGGCTCGAGGAGATGAGGATGCCACCTTCTCTTTAGTTTCTGAGTCCTTGACCCACACACGTTTTTTCTCGCCATCCTCTAGGTAGTTCCACCCAACGTCAGGCAGAAGCAGGCTGTGCCCGCTCGCACGGAAGATGAGTTCAACCGTGACTTGCCAGTATCTGATCTCCTGGCCGTTCACCACCTCTGACGCCTGCTGCCCACCGATGCCAGAGCAAAACCACGTATGAGCATCGCCGCCAAGGTACGAAGAAGAGTTCACCGAGTTCGTCACTCCAGCTGCTAGATCCAGCGGAAACGCTGCCCGATTGCCAGAAATGGTTGCCCGCACTTCTGCTTCAGTTACGGTCAGCCCCTCAAAAAAGTCTTTGGCAGAGTTTTGAAGTGGCTTGCGGCTGCCGTTGCCGCTGCCTTCGTAGTACACGAGCGCCGGCACCTGGGCACCGCCTGTCGAGAACGACCACACGTCTGGCCGTGCAAGCGGGTTGGGGTCAAGATCCTGCTGCTTCGGTAGCTCGTACTTGTACGTGATCTCAACGTGGTGCCTGTCAGTCTCTGACATCTGGGCATCAAGCATTCGCAGGTAGGTGAACTCTGGGTGAGAGTCGCCGTGCAGAATGCCGACAGCACCGATGACAGCCTGATGGCTCTCAGGACCATCTACCGTGATAACAACCTTTCGCTCGGCAGTCGGACTTTCGCCGAACTTGTGCGAGAACGTGCGCGGCAGGACTTCTCGAAACCCTATGACTGCCATTAGCTGCCCAGTATTTCTACCGGCGATGCGCCGATTGCAAGCAGGCCCTGCTTGATCTCTTCGAGCTTCTTCAACTGATCTCGCCGCTGAGCAATCGCTGGGTCTTCGCGGCCAAGGGCAAACAGCGAAGAGATGCCTTCGCTGGTTCGGATGTCATTGACGTTAAGCGCCGAGGCAGCTGGCCGCGAAAGCTCTCGTGAGATTTCCTTGCGGATGTCGATGCCTTCCTTGGCAAGATTCCTGAGAGCGGTCTGGGCCTCGCCACCGTCAATCAGCTTCTTGTCGAATGCCTCACGCACAGCCTTGAACTGGTCTGCCAAAGTGGTCGCTGGCTTCAAGAGCTTCTCGTCTACGCCGAGAGCCTGCAGCTGACGCTCGCGGTCCTGAGCCTTCGCCTCTTTCGTAGCCGCCTGCGATAACGCGAGACGCTGCCTAGCGTCTGCAAGCGACTTGGAGTCGCCTGCACGCTTGGCGGCAGCCAGCGCCTCTTCAGCAGCACGCTGCTCAGTGACGATTGCCAGCAGATCCTTATTGAGTTGCAGCCTACTCTTCTCTGCGTCGCTCAGCCCGGCGTTGGCCAGTTCTGCGGTGCGCTGCCGTGCCTCTTCTGCTGCCTTTCTTGCGGCGTCTGCCGCAGCCTTTGCTGCTTCGGCGTCGGCCTTCCTGGCGTCAGTGATGTTGCGGACTTCTGTTGTCAGCGCCTGCGCGTCACGGCTGGCCAACTGTATTGCGTCACCAAATGCGAGCGAGTCTGTCGTGATGCCCTCGGCAAAGCCCTTGATTTCTCGGAACCGCTCAAGCACTGCGGCGGGCACGCGATTGAGTCCGCCAAGTTCCTTGGCTAGGGACTTCACCGCAGAGCTCGCTTCGTCAATGGCTTCCTGGGCAAGATCCTGCGCCGTGAACGTCGGCACCTTCAGCGCGTCCTTAGCCTTCTTGCCGAAGTCTTGGGTTTCCTTTGTCGCCGCAGCGATAGCAGCACGGTAGCCAGCAGCTGCTTTCGTTGGGCTGTCGATGGCTGTGGCAACTTCCTGGCCAGCCGTGTTGGTGGCCAGTGACCACTCAACCACCTTCCCTGCCAGCAAGCCCAAGACCGTCACAAGGATTCCGATGCCGGTTGACGCCAACAGCCCGCGAATAGATGCCGCAAGCGTTCGCACGCCAACGGCAGCAACGCCAGCAGCGCCAGCAAACCTATACGCTGAAGCAGCGGCTGCAATGAATGTGCCGCTGAGGTTTGAGACGGCTGACGCAACAACCTGCCGGTTGATGAATGCCAAGTACCCGCCAATCAGCGGCAGGATGTTTCCGGCCAGTGGGGCCGCAGACGTTGCGAGCAACTGAAAGACGCTAGCAAGATTTGAGACGGTTGACGTGAGTGCGCTTGCTACGTTCTTGATGTCAATGCTTGCGATGAACGTAGACGCCTCTTCAGCGGCGCGAGTAAGTGCAGGGGCAAGCTCTGCCACAACTCGAGCCGCAAACGATTGAAGAGTCAACTGCGTCTTCTGAAGCGAGTCATCAAGTTTGCCGATTCCATCAGTCTGCTGCGGGCTCAAGACAATGCCGAGACGCTTGGCCTCTGCTGTCATCTGCTGAAGGTACGTTGCGCCTTCTTGGAAGATCGGCACGAGCTCAACACCAGACTTTCCAAACAGCGACACTGCAGCAGCTGCCTGCTGTGCAGGGTTTGGCAGCTTGCTGATTGCAGCCACAACTGCGTTAAATGCTTGCTCTGGGTTAAGGTTGGAAAGATCGCCAACCGAAAGCCCGAGGTCAGCGAACGACTTGACTGCAGCCTTATTGCCAGTCTGGGCTTCGCCAAGGTTGATCGTCAGCTTTTGAACTGCACGCCCGAACGTCTCAAGGCCAACGCCAGACTGATTCGCTGCGAGCGAGTACGCCTGGAGAACGTCAGTCGTGATGCCCGTGCGTTTTGATAAGTCATCAATGCTGGCGACAGCTCCAGCAGTTCCATTAATGAACGACGCGAAAGCGCTGCTCGCAGTGCGTACCGTGGAGATGAAAGCCCGCGAGAGCTCAATGGTCTTCAGCGTTGAAACGTCACGCTGTGTCTTCTTGGCGGCCAGTCCCAACTTCTCAAGTTCCACCACGCCGGCATTGATGCCGCTGGCCATCTGCACCGCAGACGCCGAGAGGTTGAATCCAAGAGAAATGGTTGCCATACGTCACTTTTTGCCAAGGTCGGCGGCCATCCGCTTTAAAGTCTCGGCTATCTGAGTTGGATGCTTCGGGGCCCTATCTTCAATCGGAATGAACTTCTCTGGGTCTGGCGTCTGCTTGGAGTAGGGGGCGAGCACAGAAGTCACGAGCATTGCTGTCTGCCCCCAGGTATCGTCCAGCGGCTGGAACCACCTGGCCCAAGCAATCCACTGCGAGAACTCGCGCGAGTCCATCGCGTCGATTTCGCGCAGCGTTTTCTTGAGGTGACCCGCCAGACGCAGCTTGAACTGCAGCGTAGGGCGGGCGTTTATTCCCCCGCTAGCTTCTTTATTTCCTCCTCGGTCAGTGCGTTGTGCTTGAGGGCCGCATGCCACAGGCGGTGCATCACGTCGCTGCTGCGACGCTTGATGGCTTCCTTGCCTTCCTCGCCTGGGTAGAGCAGGCCGCCCTTCTCGTCGCAGAGCGTGCGGCAGAGCAACTCAGATCGGAAGTCAACGATGGCACCGTTGGAAGACTCAAGTGCCTTGATCTCGTAGGAGTCACGATCACCTACAGACATAAGGCGAATACATATCTTCCCGTCTCCACCAAGTTCTGGTGCGTCGACGGTGATGATCTTTGCGTCTGGGGCGTTGTCTATCTGATCTCGAGTCAGTGGCATTGCTCACCCGTCTAGTAGTTTGAACGTCACCGAATACCGGGTAACTCCGTTGAGTTCCGGCTGGGCAGTCCATCCCTCATAGACTGCATACGATGTCAAGGAAACGCCTGCGCCGGAAACGACTAGGGACTTCCTCAAGCCCCATTCGCTGGTGCTGATGTTTGCGGTCCCGAGGCACTCCACGGAAACGCTGCCGGCATCGTCAGTCCACACAACGCTGCGGCCCTTAGAGGGGCCGCCTGCGTAAGACACCTGCAGGCCTGTGACCTCAGTGAACGCGACGCCGCCCCACGTTACAGACAGGCCGGTTGAGTGAGTCGCCACGGCTTCCTCCGCTGGCGATCAAGCAACCTGGAACGAGGCCGAGCCCTTGATGGCGTCGTTAGTCGCCAGAGTCACGGTTGAGGACTTGCACGTAGCGGCAACGCCAGTGAGCGTGATGCCGCCAGCAATCGTGAGCGTTCCGGTGGCGCCCTGCGCGATCGGGGATGCGCCTGCATTCGCAAGGTAGTCAATGGTGACTTCTTTGCCAGTGTCTCCAGCAGAGCCCTTGAGGGGGCGCGAGAGCGTGGCGACAGTCGCGCCAGTCGTTTGACCCAGGTGGGAAACGTCAATGGAATCGGTGGCGTTGTTGTCGGCAATCGTATAGGTGATGTTCGTGACCGTGTAGTTCACGCTTGCGAAAGTGAACGTCGTGCCGGAACTGTCATGAGGCGTTGCGGGCATTTGTTACTCCTGCCACCAAACGTCGTACTGTTGGGTGATTTGATACGCCGGCGGTAGGTCGGAACCGGCCAGCGTTACCAAGTCGTCGGTTTCGTTTTCAAGCGACACCTGCGACACAGTGCAGCCTAGAACTTGGCCCCCGTATCCATCCAGAACCGAACGCATGGCATCTGCGACCTGGCGGGCCTGTTCGTAGGTGGCTGCGTAAATGCTGTACTCCACCGTCACCTGCGGGATTCCGGCAGGACTTTGGAGCGTCTGCGTGCGTCTGATCGCCGTACGCCTCCACGTCACAAACGGCAGCGACGCAGATGCAGGGGCGAGCGTTGGGTACGTCCCGGTTCCGATGAGGATGGCAACTTCTGGGCTGGCATCAAGCACACGCTTCAGGGCGGCTTCTGGCGACTTCAGCATCAGAGTCCTCCTGCATCGCGGAACTTGCGTTGGTATTCAGTGGCGGCACGGGTCAACGCCTTCCGCATTTCCACGTCGAGAGTTGTCTGCATCTGGCTCTTCGATTTATTGAAAGCTTTCTGCAGCGGATGACGCGCAGGAGATCCCGCAACTGATCCTCGAGCAATGAAGTCCACGGGGTACAGCCCTCGGCCAGTGAAGGGCCCGCGAGAGCGAAAAGACGAAAGCAAGCCGCCTGAGGATTGCTGCTTTACCCGTACAGCGAAAGTGCGAATGCGGCCACCGAGAACCACTTTCTTCTTGGCAACCTGCCTGCTCTTGCCTGGAGATCGCGGCCTGGTGCCGAACTCCACTAGGTGCGAGTGGTAGGCCCGATTCGGCCCCTTGAGCACAGATCCGCCAGTGAAGGCAGGCACTGCGCCCTTTTGACTCGCTGTGTTGGTTGGGCGTCGAAACCCGACAACCACCACGCTCACCGGGATGTTGGCCCTGTTGTTTGTGTACTTGCGGTCAACGCTGGTGACGCTGGCAAGTAGGTTTCCGGTGACTTGGCCAAGTGCTGAAACTTCATTCCGCAGAGCGTCCTGCCCAGGCTTGGCTGCCTTTCGCAACGCCTGGCTCTGGTACTTAAGGCTTATTTCTTTCGGCAGCTTCTTGAGCTCACGGACAATATCATCAAGAGCCTTGAGGCCATACAGCCCTTTGGCTGTCTTGCTCTTGCCGAGCGACAACTGAATCAGCGACGGGCCTTCGGCAAATATGTTGCTCATGCCACCACCTCTTGGCAGATGGCTTCATGCTCACTGCGGTTTCCGTGCTCAAGCAGGCTCACAATCTCCAGCACGCGCCCGCGCCACAATCCACGCATCTGCTGCGTCAGGCCAGTCAAGTGACGCATTCGCACCTTGTGCGTGATGGTTACGTCCATCTGGCCGGCAGCCAGAGCCTCGCGGGCCGTTACGCCTTCAACGCTGGCCCACACAGTTGAGAACGTAGCCCATGAAACGATTGTTTCACCGAGACTGTTTCTAGTCTCGGTGGCCTGCTGCCACGTCACTCGCTCGCGGAGCTTGCCGGCGTCAATCATGTGCCGTAGAGCACGACGGCGTAGGTGCCCGTGCTTCCTTGGTTTCCGCTGATTGTGAACTGCCCGGTATCGTCACCACCAACGCAGGAAGCAGCCACGATGCTGTCGTTTGACCTGATGGTGGCGTTGCCAATAGCTAGACGCTTGAAGCTTCCGCCCGTGCCGTCAAAGCGAAAGACGGCGTAGTTCACAGAGGTAATGGATACGTACTCGCCGTCAGCACCACGAAACGAGCCGGTGTGCGTGATTGTTGAGCTCGCCGTGCTTAGCGTCCCAGTGATCACCGCAACCTTGCCCGTGGTGTAGGCCTGCGAGTCCTGCAGGCTCACCACCTTGAGCGATGCCGTGCCGTCCTTGTCGTGGAAAAGCACGTCTACGTTTATCCGCCCTTCGATGCTCATTGGTAGCTGCCCCATTTCTGCGACGAGAGAAGCGATTCAACAGCAAACTCCAGCTGCTTGCTGATGCTGCCAACGAGCACCGTGCTGCGGTTCTCGTACCAGAAGCCCACAAGCATCAGGCAGGCGTGGCGGACAGCGGCAGGCACGCTTGAGCCAGCGGCCCCGTAGCCGGCCCACCACGTCACGCTGATGGCGTTGTCGTCCATGAGGTGGGGCGGCCACGTCTGGCCGTACAAAGTCTTTACCGCCCCTGGCGTGCTGCTTCGGTCCACGCGGTAGCTGGCCGTGGAATAGGTGGCTGTCGTGCCGTTCTCGTAGGTGAACGTGAGGGCCACCGCCGTGGTCGTGCCGGCCGTCGCCATTGGCGGCCGTGGTAGCTCAATGTCGTGGGTGCCGTCTGGCGGGAACGAGTCAAACCGCATCACCCACTGCGTATTCACCAGCGTGCGATCTAGGTACTGCTCGCACCACTCGCGGGCCGCAGTAATGAGCGTTCCGATGTAGGCGTCATCGTCCGACACGTCCACTCGCAGATGCGCCTTTGCCTCCGCGAGCGTGACGGGCTCAACGGCTGGCGGCGTCTGTCGAGTCAGGCTTCGATACTGCACGGCGGCCTCTCCTCTTCGGCGTGGCGTCTGCGGTTTCTGCGTCGTGCTCGAGGGCAGCCGTTTCGATCAGCGTCGGCTGGTTGTCTTCTACCGCGACACGCTGAGCGAGCAGCTGCGTGGTGATCCCGCCAGGAAGCTCAGCCACTTGCCCCTTGCGGTAGCCACGCCACGCGCGGGTGAACTTAATCTTGCGCATTAGCCCACACTCCATGCAGATTCTGGCGGCTTGCCCGTGTTCGTGAACTCAGTAGTCCACTGAAAAACAGGGGCGGTAAGGTTCTTGCCGGGCCACGTCACGACGTACTCGCCATGGCCCAAAACGACACGCGGCGAGACGAAGACGCGGTTGCCGCTGTCTCTCCAGGTTTTCCAGAACGCAATGTCAGAATCAATTCTGCCGTCACCCCACCCGCCTTGCGGGTCTGGCTTGCTCCAGAACCACGGTTTCTTTGTTCGCTTGAGAGCCGCCGTGCTGATGACGGTACAGCCAAAGTGCGCCGTATCCACTTCCTGCACGGGCTCAGCAAACCACTCTTTCGGCACCTGCGTGTGGCCATCATCTGGCGGATTGTCCAGCGTGCCTTTCAGCGTCAGCATCGGGCGGCCGTCTTCACGCTTGGTCTGCATGCCAGTGATGGCGTCGCACTGAAACGTCATCGCCATGGCGAACAGCTGCTCAACGTCCTGCTTTGTGAAAAAGGTGTCGTAGTCGATGGCCAGCAGGTACTCGCACGAGTCGATGAACTGCTCCATCACGCGGGTGTTTACCTGATCCCAGAACGCACCCGTGCCCATCGTGGGGCGAATGCCAAGCGGCATCAGGGCCTGGGCCCAGGCGAAGTGGTTGGACGTGAACGAGAGCCGTGGCATGGAGAGCACGGCCTCCACCCTGATATCAACTTCGGTGCCACCTACCTTGACCAGCATGCGTGCCTCAAGAAAGAGAGCGGGCGGCCCCGTCGTGGAAGCCGCCCGCTCAAGATTGCACACTCGTCAAGCCGTCAGGCTCACGCACCCACGAGGCCGATCATCGGGCCGGCCACGGTGTCGGTGCCCAGGTTCGCGTGCGTGATGGCGACGCGAGCCACTGCCCGAATCACGGTCTGGTCGCTCAGGAAGTTCACCTGATCGCTGCTGGCGATCTCGATGGCCTGGCGGATGCCGTAGTAGGAGCTGTTGGCCATGTTGCCGTACAGCGCCATGATGGCACCCGTCGAGTCCGCACCGCTTGGGAGCCGGTCGGTGAGAACCACTTCCGAACCAAGGAAGGTCGGCCCCATGCCCTGCGACAGACCAACCGACCCGCCCTGGGCAAGGTCAAGGTTCTGCATGCACGCCGCGAAGAAGAACGGCGAGCAGAACCACTTGGCACCCGCACGCGAGTGCTGCGGAACCCTGGCCATCATGGCCAGCAGGTTCGCCTTGGTCACCTCGTCGGGCGTGTCACCGGCAGCCGTCACGAGCGAGGCGGCGTAGGTGGCAGCAGACGCCGCCAGCAGGCCACCCGTGTAGGTCGTGACGAGCCCGGCAACCGCTGGAGCGTTGCTGGGGTTGCCGCTCCACGCAGCCTCTTCCACGGCGTTGGAGAGCGTCAAAGCCAGCTCAGCAGCGATCCAGTCTGCGATCGACACGATTGAGTCCTGCAGGAGCTCGCTCGCAATCGTCACCGCGCCCGTGACCTTCTTCGCAGTCAGGGTGACCTGATTGGAAGTGGGGTCGCTGGCAGTGATGGCCGAGTTCTCATTGATCCAGTACGCGGTCGCACCGGCCGTGCGGCGTGGGAACAGCAGCACGTCGCTCGGCATCACCACGTTGGTGGCGTTCTGAGCAAAGGCCGAGTACTGATCCACGAGTCGGATCACGGTCGAGGAGAGCACATCAGGCACGAAAGCCGCACCCGTGGTGCTGCCGGTCGAGCCCTGGGCACGAGCCTCAACGCCGTGGTCCTGGCACCACCGCTTCGCGTCAGCATCGCCGCTCTTGGCCTTGAACCACATGCCCACCGAGTAGGCGTCGCGGGCGTTCTCGAACGCACGGAGCCGGCCCGAGAACGGCACCGCCTCGACGCGGACCTTCTCGCTACGCTCTTCGGTCACTTCGGGAGCCGGCGTGCAGCGGTCAACCACGCTGCGGAGATTCTTGGCCGACTCGGCCACCGACTTCTCAAAGTCGATCCGCTTGGCCAGCTTGCCGGCCTCGGTGTTCATCGCCTCGAGTTCAAGATCGCGCTCGGCAATCTTGTCGGCATCGGTGCTCTCGATCGCACGCACGGCGTCGATACGGTTGGCGAGGTTAACGGCCTCGTCCTGAAGCTTCTTAAGGTTGTCCACGTGGTATATCTCCGCCGGCGGTATTGCCGATGGATTCCACTGTGCCTCTAGCGTGCCGGCCTCTTGCAGAACCGGACTTCCGAATGTGTTGTTTTTACAAACACGACAGCACGAGCGCCGCATCGCGGGCAACGCAAATACTGCTGACGCTCTTCGCCACACGGGCGAGAGGAACGGCACCGCAACTTCTCGCCGCAGGTGCAGCGGGCCTCAGACATTCTTGAGCCTTAAGGTGGCAGCCCAGGCGGCGGCGACGCCCCGCAAGGCCGAACGCGAACTAACCGCCCGAACTGCCGGCTCTTCGGCGGACTGCGATGCAATCCATGCCTCGTAGGAACGCATGGCGACGCTGGCAGACGTTGACGGGTACGCAGGCGTGAGCACCGGGCCAACGTCGTACAGGCCGCTCACCTCGCGGATCTGGCGGATGGCTTGGCCACCGTCGCCAGTGCGGAACGCTTCCCCGTCTTTGCCAACCGTGAACGCGAATGAACTGCCGGCAACGTCCTTGCGAGCGATGAGCTCAAGTACGTCGGCACGGCTCACGGGCGGAGTGACCACGTACCGCAGGCCCTTGCTGTCGCTCGTGAGTTCCAGCGTGCCGCTCGAAGTGCGACCGAGCACGATGTTGCTGTCATGGTTGAACAGGGCCACCACGTCCTGCTTGCCACGCTGGCGGCTCAGCACCTTGTCAAAAGCACCCGGCAGGATTTCTTCCTTGAACCCGCCCAGGTCAAGGCTCATGCGGTTGTACACAGCGGCGTAGCCGATGATGGCTGCCCGGCCGTCAGCACGCTGCTCAACGATGAGCTCGTCAGTCTCGTCAAAGGCGAAGTCGCGGCGCTCAAGTTCCATCGGGCGTGTCCTCCTGGGCGGTAGTCGTGTCTTCGGCATCGTCTTCTGGCGTGCCGTCCGCTGGCTCGCCCGGCGTGTCCTGCGGCATCGGCTGCGGATCTTGCGGCTCCTGGCCTGCCTTCTCCAGCGTGGTCATGTTCAGCTGAATGAAGTGCTGATCGCCTTGCGGGCCGATCGGGTTGAGGTTCTCAAGCTCACGAATCTCGTTCACCGTCATCCAGCCATTCTGCAGGGCGGAAACGTAGTAGGCAGACCGGCTCGCGTGGTCGCCGCGAAGCAGGCCACTCACGCTGTGCTCAGCGAAGTATTTCTCGTCATCTACGATTAGGTCGCGGCTGATCGCGGCCTCCCACCGCTTCAAGTGCGGCAGCAGGCAGTGCTGCACAAACTCTGTGCCCTGCACCTCGATGTTGTTGAACGTGCTGCGGTCCAGCATCTGGATCATGTGCGGCGGCACGCGAAACGCCCGACAGATTTCAACCACTTGGAAAGCCCGGCTCTCAAGCATCTGGGCTGCTTCGTTTGAGCCGCTGAGCTCGTGGGCCTTCACGCCGTTAGGCAGCACAGCTGTGCGGAAAGCCCGATCGGCACCACGGTGCATGCGTTCCCACTGCTCGCGGAGTCGCTCGGCAGCCTCAATGGGAATCGGGTTGTCGCTCTCCAGCACGATGCCGGGCCGGGCACCGTTGCCGAAGTACGTACTGCCGTGTGTCTCAAGGGCCTGGGCCAGGCCAATGGCGTTCTGGAAAATCTTGTATGTCGGGATCGCCTTGATGCCGTCTTCGGTCGTGAATCGCAGGGCGAAGATCTGCTCCTGGCTGTAGATCGTCTGCTGGCCACTTGGCTCGCGGTAGCGATACCGCAGCGTGCCGTCAGTCAACCGCTCTGCCTCCATGCGGCTGGAGTGCAGCGGCCACAACTCAGACACGGCACCTCGAGCACCTGGGCGGATCTCGGCGTAGCTCGCACCGTAGTGGAGGTACATGCCGGTCATCCAATCTCGGAACTCTTGGGCCGTCTGCCACGGGTTGGGCTGCTGGTGCAGGAGCCGATACACAGGATGACTCGTGGCCTTCTGTTTCCCGCCGTTGGCCATCCGCTCGTAGATGTGCAGCGGCAGGGCAGATACCGCATCCGATATGACACGGATGCAGGCCGTGTAGGCCGAGCACGCCATTGAGTTGTCAGCGTTGACGCGGATGCCGGAAGGCGTGCGGCTGGAACTCACTTCGGGCCAGTCGATGCCACGCAGGTCGAACATCTTGAAGTCAGCGGCTGCGTTTTCGCTCATAGCGTCATCATGTCCCAGGACTGTTCCGGCGTGGCTGCGGTTGCCTTTTGCCACAGCCCGATGGCCATGACCAGCGACACGATGCCGTCTATGCGTTCTGTGCTTTTGGCCTTGCTCGGCTTAATGTTTCCGGCTGCGGAATCCTGCTGGATGGCCACGTTGGAAGCCTGCCACGACAGCACTGGGTGCCCACCGTGTATCAGTTTTCCAGACACGCACCAGTTTTCGAGTTGCTTCGAGGGCGCGGATAAAGATCCATAGCCCTGTCGAAAGTCTGACATGGGAAGGCCGTCGCCTTGCAGTTGTTGGCCGAGTTGCGCGGAGTTCCACGGGTCCAGGCCGATGCCGCAGACCTTGTACTTGCTGGCTATGGCGTTGATGTCTGACCGCACTTGGTCAAAGTCAGTGACGTTGCCATCGGTCATGTTCAGATGCCCCTGCCGATGCCACGTTAGGTACGGCACCTTGTCGCGTCGCTCTCGCTGGTGGGCGTTGTCGCTCGGTATCCAGAAGTGCGGCTCAATCCAAAACGTGCCATCGTCTAGCGGGAACAGCAGAACCAGGGCTGTGGTGTCAAACGTCGTGGCCAAGTCCAGCCCGGCCCAGCACTCGCGTCCAGCGAGATCCACGGGGCATGGCTTGTCACCTTGGGCCCAGTGATCCATTCGCAGCCACCTCGTGCTCTGCTCTGTCCACTGGTTCAAGTACAGCTGCCGGAAAGTGTTCTCATACGTCGGCATCTCAACCGCTCGAGCACATTCGCTCCGCAGGAAGTCGAGCCGTACCGAGACGCCTAGGTTGGGGTTGGCACGCTCCCACGTTTTTTCGTCTTTCCAATCGGCCTCAATCGGGGCGGCATAGATGGCCGGCAGGAACGTCTCGTCTTTTACCGTGCCAGCGGCCACAGCCTCAGCGTATTTCCAGATTTCCCAGCAGACGCTTTTGCGGTCAAATCCTGCCGTGGTGAGCGCGACCGTAAGCGGTTGACGCCGAGCACCTTGGCTGCTCAGCATTACTTCCCACATCTCGCGGTTCGAGACGTGGAGCTCATCGAAAATGACACCATGTGCCGAGAGCCCATGTTGAATACCGGCCTCCGCACTCAACGCCTTGTACGTTCCGTGCGTCGCCTCCCGCACGATGGCGTTTCTGTAAACCTTGAGATGCTGCCGAAGAACCGGCGACTGCTCGACGTAGACGCGGGCCATGTCGAAGACGAGCCGGGCCTGATCGCGTGAGGCTGCACAGGAATAGACTTCACAGCCGGGCTCGTTCTCCATCAGCAGCTTGAGGGCGATGCCAGCACAAAGGCTGCTCTTTCCGTTCTTGCGCGGAATCGCCAGTAGGCTGGTGCGGACTTTGCGCACGTCGCCATCAGTGGCGAAGAGCTTTCGCACGTAGTCCTGCTGCCACGGCTCAAGCGTGAACGGCTTGCCGCCGAGCTCGCCTTTGGCGTGCGTCAGGTGCTTGTGGAAGAAACGCACCGCCAGACACGAGGAGCACTTTTCGCATGGGTGCTCAAGCGAACATTCGGGCGTCTTCTTCGTCTGCTTGCGGGCCATTCTCAACCGCCGAAACACGGGCCAGCGCCGAGGCCGTCAGGCCGAACTCGGCCGCGAACTTAAGCATCTGGTTTCTCGCGTCGCGTTTGCGGTTCCACGCCGGGTGATTGCTTACCCTACCGCGATCGTCCATGAACGTGGCCCCGTTGGCCTTGAGCTCACGGTCTGCCTCAATCATGTCTGCAAGCGAATCGCAGTAGGCTGCCAGCGTCTGCTGGTGCCTGGGGCTCATCACTTTGGACGCCTCAAGCATCGGCACGATTCGCTCCCACTCCTCGCGGGCGAGATCCGAGAGCCAGTGCGGAGCAGGCGGGATGCCAGGAACCGCGTCGATGCCTGACTTGTGCGGGCCCCTAACGCGAGCGCCGCGAAGCTTAAGTAGCGGCTTAGGCGTCGGCTTGCGGCCCCGGCCCATGTTGCAAACTCCCAATTTCGGCCCCGCGTGCGTTTGAGGAAACCGTGGGGTTTGTATCCACGCACGCCATAGAGATCCGACCTACCCTACCCCTGCCCTCGTTTCCCGCAGCGTCTTGCGTGCGTGGCACGCAGAGCACCTGGCTTGCCCGTTGGCAACGTCGTACCTGTCGCCACCTTGGCTGATGGGGATTACGTGATCCGCGTGCATCTCTCGCCCGTAGGCTACGCGGCCACAATCCACGCATTGCCAGTGGCATCTGTTCAGTACAGCCTGACGCCACTTCTTGTGAGCCTTGTCGCAATAGCCACGGGCTGCCGCGTTGGGTCTGGCGCTGTCGTCTCGCTGAGGGCGGGACGAACGCAGACGCAGCGGCCTATGGCTGGGGATCTTGGTAGGCACGTCTAGCTCTTCAGCATGACCACGCCAGCGGTGCCCGTGCTGTTGGTCGTGGCCGAGACGATCTTCAGGTACTCGGTGCCAAACACTTCGTCAGGCAGGGCATACGCTCGCCCGTCCGTGCTTGAGGCAGAGAGCGTGAGGTCTGCCACGCTGCCATCAGACTTGTAGAGTCGGCGGAACGTGCCAGCCGTGCTGGTGCCTACCCACATCTGGAGCGTGCTGGCGTTCGTGCTCATCGTGCCCAGCGACACTACAGCACCAGCTACATCACGCATGTCCAGCGTGGTAGCCGATGCCGTGGCAGTGTGTAGGGTGATGTCAATGTCACGGTTCTTGCGGCTGATGATGTTGTCGGCCATGAGTCTCTCCTGTGCGGTCTAGGGTATGGGCTGGGGTGGTTACTCTTGCAGTGGAATTGCTGGCTCGTCCAGCGGAAGCAACGCCAGTGCCTCGCTCATAGGAATGACTTCAACATTGGCCATCATCTCCGTGGTGATATAGCCAAACGCCTTGGCAAGAATGCCTTTGCTACCTACTTCGCTCAGCACATCGCCGCATAGCATCCATCGGCGATCAGTGAGTTGTCGGCCTGCCGGGACGTGTCGCGGATCGCCGTGCTCCTCCTGCACACCGTACAGGGCGACAGCGATCTCGTAGGGGTAGACCAGTGCGAGGTCTTTGCAGTCGGCGTAGGGAACGGGGAGCGTCATCTCGGAGAGAAGCATCAGACGTTCCTCGTCAGGGCTGTTTGGAATGCCTGCATGGCGGTGTAGTAGGCGGCAGCTTGCGAGGCGGTCATTGACAAGCCGATGCTGTAGCCGCCGCTCCGGCCAGTGGTCTGCGCAGAGTCCAAGACTCCGTTGTTGTTGAGCGCGAAGACATAGTATTCCACGCTTTGCGCTGTACGCGCCGTAGGCGTGGACGTTGCGGAAGATGCTCCGTTCTTGTAGATCGCGGCTGACGTAGCGGATGTGTTTACGCCAAGCCAGAACGCGCCTGTTTGCGTGTAGCCAGTCGATCTCGCGCGTTGATTTCCGGCGATAGCCGACGAGGCGTAGTCAATCGTTGTTGATACATCGATGTTGGTGATCGCGTGCTCATTAGTGTCGCCGGCACCTCTGCTTCCAATGCGATTCGCATAAGCATTAGTCGCCCTCGCGATTTCATAGCAAGCAAGGTGGCAACTGGACACGCCGACGTTGGCTTGCGTGAGTCCTGTGCGAAGGTGCTTTGATCCAGTTCCAGCCGCCAGCCCGCCACTCGCCCCCGTCTCCGCGTAGTCGCCAGTGACAAACGGCCCCACGTTGGTGTCGGTGGTGTTGCCGTATCTCGGCTGGTTGTACGAGGTCGCAGTCGCGCCGTACTCGCACTGCATCCCCCAAACGTAAATGAACCCTGCGGCATCGCTGAGTTCGCTGACGGTCGAAAAGCCGGTGCGAGCGTCTGTAGAAGTCGGAAGCGTGAATGTCTTTGTGAACCGCTGCCACGTTGTTGTGACTGTGACGGTGTCGGAGTATACGTTGCCAGCAAGCCACTGGATTTGGCGAGTTCCAGAGTTTGTTTTCATCCACGCAGACACGGTCACCTGACGCCCATCAAGTGGCATCTGCTGGTACATCTGACGAACATCAAACGGGGCTGACGGCGTTGTGAGTTTGGTCGCGTATCCATATCCAAGCGGCCCGACCTCCGCCGTTGCGGCTCTTGTGATAGCGCCGTTCCCGCCAGCAAGCCACGCCGCGTTGGTGGGGTCTGTGCCGAACTGGAACAGGTTGGTGACCGTCTTGTCGGGCGTCAGGTAAAGCGGAACCAGCGCGGCGTTCAGTCCCGTGCCGCAGAACAGGTTGAGCCGGTAGAAGCGATCCCGAAGCGATGCCGATGCGATAGCCGCACAGAACTTAGACACGGCTGAGAGGGTCGTGCCGCTCACACTGCCGCCGTTCGACACAACTCGAGCCGCCCATGCCGCCGCTTCTGGGTGCAGCGTTTGTCTTGGCCTCAGCAGTCGTGGACTCATCGCCATGGCTCAGTTCTCCTGGCTTTCGCCGGCCCGTGGCTGCAACGCATACAGCAGCCGTGTCTGCTCGCTCACGGCCTTGCTGATCTCACGCTGCGTCTCGCTGAGGCTCTTCACGAAAGCCCGGTGCTCCTCAACAAGAGGGAGCAAAACATCGGCGCGAAGCACCCAGCCGCAAGCAATTGCTACCAAAGTGGGAAATCCCCACCGCTCGATGATGCCGTAAACGGTTTCCTTCGCAGCATCAGTCATTGCGGGCCTCACTGGACAGAAGCCGCATCTGGCTGCGGTTCTCGCTCTTCTCCATCCACCACCGTACAAGAATCTTGACGATCTCTTGCACCAGTGCCGAGAAGATGAGCAGCGTAAAGAAGCCCATCTGCATGTCGGCACGCACTGAGCGTTCCACCGTGCGGGTGTAGTACTTCGCCACCACGGCAGCCTCGGCATCGTCGCACTGCTCAAGCACCGGGATGGGCCAGCCGGCGACGGCTCGACGCACGACACGGTTAGCAATGCGTCGGCCGGCAACACGCTGGAGCGTGGGCAGGCGATCCCAGACGTGCGTTTCCAAGTCGGCGAGCGTCATTTCTTGCCGGTTCCTTTGCACGCTGGGCACTCAAGCACAATGCGGCCGTCTCCGATCTTGCCGGTGCCGTCGCAGTTGTCGCACTTGTCGCTTGCCGGCGTGGGTGCGATCTCGTGCCGAAGCTGCGTCACCATGCGGGCTGTTTCGCATGCCATGTCGGCTGATACGCCCTGGTCATCGGGCAGCGTGGCCACGCAGCCAATCAGCACGACAACAAGGCAGATAAGAAATCTCACAGCACACCTCGGAGCCAGTTATCTGGGAGCGTGGACGGCTTGAACCCGCTGTAGCCGGCGTAGACGTAGGAATCACGCCCTGAGAGCATGCGGTCGCACACGTCGGCGTCGATCCAGAAAGAACAGTTGCGGACGGCAGGCGGAATGTCGTGCGGGTAATGCTTGCCAACCGTGTTGGACTCTCCCCACGAGTTGGCACACAGCAGGCCTGGACGCTTGCCACCACGCAGGCCAATCAGGCACATTGCGTGCCACCAAACGCCACCGGCCTTGCAAAAACCGTCATCGTCTCGGCTCATGCTGAAGCCCTGGCCACTGCACACCACCACCGGGTAGCCGTTGCTGATCGCTGCGGCAGCCTCATTGAAGTTTGTGGCCAGCGTCGTTTCGCTGCACCGCCGCTCCTTGGCAAACGGCTCGAGCACGTTTGGCACGCCATTGCGTCCCCACTCGCGGTCCCGCTGCTGCTTGCCTTCCTCGCGGATCACGGTGCCGCCGTAGTCCACGCCGTAATGCAGCGAGCCAAAATCCCGAATGGCCTTGGCGGCATGGAAGCCCGTGGAACCGTCGCCGCCTTGGTTGCTCTTCTGCCCGCGAGCCTCAACTCGGGAAAAGCCATACAAACTGGCTTCAATCGTGCGGCCCTTCCATGCCTCTGGCTCTTTCCGCCAGTGAATGTCGCAGGCGGCGAGCACGTCCACCGCAAGGCTCGCGCCCCAGCCGACGCACGAGCCCACGTTGCCCTGAGAGCCACGCTTCCACTTGCTGTCACACGCCAGCAGAGCCGGGTACAGCATCACATCTTGGTCTGCGGCCTTTAGGTCTGGGCCGGCAGTCGCAAGCGTGGGGTGTGGCAACGTCGCAACGAACGCTTCAGCACCTTCTGGATCGGGCAGGTAGCCCATGCCATGGTCGGCCATGCGTCACTCCTTGCCGACGCCGGCCCACGCTACGGCCTTCGCAAATGCGGTGTAGCGGCTTCGCACGTCAGCAGTGACTGCAACCACGTCCGTGCCAACAGCCTGCCCGTAGGCAGTCTCCACGGCATTCCTGAGCGGCTCATTGCTTCCCGGCTGATGCTGCCCAATCCGACGCCAAGCGATGTCGAGTGCCAGCGTGGTGAACATCCGCAGCGAGCGAGTATCCGTGAACGCCACTTCCGTTGTCACCGCGTCGCCGGCCACAACCACGGCTGCCTTGCTCCAGACCTGAGCCCATAGCATCCGGTCGCCCATTGGGAGCGACTTCAGAGCCTCGGCCACCGGCTTCACCAGCTGCTGCATCTCCACGCTCGGAGTCTCCACGTTCACGCTGACGGCAGGAGCCGCCGGAAGCCTTGGCACAGGCAGCTTGCCCCAAGCCGCAGCCACTAGGAGGAGTGCGGCGGCGATTCGGCCGAGGGTGGCACGCTCGGCGTAGCAGGCCTGGGCGGCCGTAGAGAGCCAGCCAGCGATCCGGTCCCGGTACGGGGCGGCCAGCAGAGCAACCGCCGCCACCACGGCTGCGAGGCGTATGACGCTTTCATCGCTCAACGGGCGGCCTCCACCTGCAGCAGGCACCACCGAACCAGGGCTTCACCTTCCTTGGTCTTCAACAGATCGCCCAGCAAACGCACCAGCTGGTCATCGGCCTGGGAGTTTGTCTTGGACGCAAGCCACTCGGAAGCCTCGCTGACGATGATGCTTCGCTTGTACGGGTCTGCCTCGTTGATGAACCGCTGGCCGTAGCCAATGAGCGGCGACCAAGCCTGCAGCAGGGCGAGTTGCTGCCATATCGTGAGTTTCGATCCGTACTGTTCGAGCTCGGCGGGCGTGGCTTCGTATGCAGGCATGGCTAGTCCTCCGCTTCTGATTGTGCCTCGCCGTCCTCGTCTCCTTGCAGTGGCGGCGTCACGTTGACGATTTCATTCATCCAGTCGTAGGCAGCGTCGTAGGCGTCCTTGGCCTCCTCGTGGGCTTCCCTTCGCTCCAGCCGGAATGGCTGCTTGAAAACCTCTTCATCCAGAAGTTTCCCGTTTCCATCGGTCATGTAGATGTAGGCGTACAGCTGCCCGTATTCGATGACGATGCGCCGCAGCACGTCTTCCTTGCCTTTCGGTGCGTTCACGGTCGTTCCTCCCACACGTCACAGTCGCCGTTGTATTCCACGTCTATGTGCGAACGGGTAGCGCTATCCAGCGGTATGCGTTTCATGGAGAACGCCTGGGACTTCACGACTCGCCGCTCCTCTTCCACGTCTTTGCTCCACGTTGCCTGGATGCGGATGCACGCCTGCTGAATCTCTGTGGTTGTGGGATCTCGCTGCCTTAGTGGCTTTGCCCTGAGCTTCCTGTCGTGGCGTCTAGGCAACTCCCAGACCACGGCCAGGCGGATGACCTGATCTCGCGAAATCGTCCAACGCTCACACAGTGCCCGCATGGGCATGTGAGTCATCCAGTCGGCGTGGAACGCGGCCACGCTTATGGTTGAGGTGATTCCGCGCATGGCTCAGGCATCCAACTCATCAGCATTCGCTGCGACGGGTTTAGGTACAGGTGCTGGCCTGTCACTCGTGCGATGCTTTGATGAAACGGAACGTGCTCGCAGTCTCTCACGCCGTCATACGTTCCCTTGAGATAGGCGTCGGTGCGGTAAATCGCCATGCCACCAAATGCTGACGAGACGAGCACGGGCGGCGAGCCAACAGGCGGCAGCCATGTGTAGCCGAAGCCCCCGTAGCCGCTCTGGTACGTGTCGAAGTAGCACTCGGCCTGCCCAACGCCACGCAAGGCCCACAAGTCGTAATGGTGCCACTGCGGCCCGTGGCCGAAGTCGTACTGAAACAAACTGAAGCTCGCCATGCCGTAGGCACCGGGTAACTCAACGAGCCAGCCGAGCCCGTTCAGCACGCCGTTGGTGTTCCATCCGCCCCACGCATCCCAATCAATGACGCAAACGTAGTCCGCATCAGCGGAACACGACTTCACCCACCGCTGGCATGAGTCTCGGTATTCCGCCAAGGCGATCGTGCGACGGCCGGCGAACTCTGCGCCGTGCTGTTCGCGGCCCAGAATCTGATAGTGGAACGTGGCCTGCGGCTTCTCGCGGCAGTAGTCGTGCAGCACTTCCAGCGTGGCGTCAGTGCAGTCGTTGCTCTCAATGTGCAGCGACCACGAGCCGCACAGATCCTGCAGCTGCTCAAGCAGGCCAAGGTTTTGGGCGAGCCTTACCGCACAGTTTCGGGCCAGCCCAACGAATGCCACCTTTGAGTTCCGCAGCCGGGGCACGCCTTCTTCGGCACGCTGGGCATAGTCCTTGGAAAAGGGCTCGTGCGGTTGCCACAGGCGTTCTGGCATCTCAGGCATGCACGCCCCGCTTTCTGCACAGGGCTGCTGCTGCGTCACCTGGGACGCCAGACGATGCCAGAAACGAAACGCACTCAGCCATGTAGCGAATCGAATCTGAACTGTTTCGATTTGTTGCACCGTAACCGTGATCGTCCTGCGTGAATGTCGCGCCGGCACCGGGGACAAACACGCAGCCCCACAACGCGGCGACTGCTGCAAACCCGATGGCGTCAGACCACGGCCCCATGCGCCAGAAGTGCTTGGCCTCTAGCCATCGCAGACAATCCAGACGCAGGCCACTGCCAATGCCGGTTTCTGTTGGGTACGGATATTCCACCAGCCTGCTGCACACCTGCGCGGAGCTCATGTGAGTCACCGACTCAAAGCCGTTCGAGACGGCACCGATTTGCGTGCCGTCCGTGTTAGCAACCCAGTAGTCGTGGAACACTACAGCGGCATTGGGGTGACGGTTGACGCTATCCACAACGCCATTGGCCAGCCAATCGTCCGCGCCCATTTGGATGACGTGCGAGCCCTGGAGCGTGCGATAGAAACCAGCCATGGCCTCCTGCCAATCGGCGGCCTTGGACCCATAACGCTCGTACCTAATGCACGGGTACACGCCAAGCAGCTGCTCAACGATGCCGGGCGTGTCATCGGTGCTGGCGTCATCTACGACAAGCACCTCAGCCGGGTTCTGCGAAGCAGCCGAGACAATGGCACGGCTGAGCGTGGCCGCCCTGTTGCGGGTGGGAATGACAACGGAAACGCTCATAGTTTGGCCCCAGTGCAGATGGCTAGCCGGTAGTGACACATCGGGCCAAAGCCGGTGTGCAACGTCTCGTCGTTCATCCCGAACACAAACACGTTTCGCCAGTAGCGTTTCAGCGTGGCCCTAAACTCGCCTTCGGTTTTGCAGTTCACATGCCCGGCCTTGCTGAGATCTGACGCATGCGGCTGAGACTCAAGCGACGGCATGCCGCAGATGAACGCGCCATGCTGCCCGATGCTCAAAGCGACGTTGCCAAGAAATGCGCCCTCTTGCTCCTGGCGTATGTGCTCAAGCACGTCCAAGGCGTAGGCAGCATCGAACTGCAGGCCGCTAGGCGTGAGCCTTGGGCCTGCAATCATGTCGTGTTGTTGAAACGTGACGTTTGCCAGATGCTGTCGGCTGCATGCCTCTGAAATGAATCCCTCGTCAAAGTCTGTGGCCATCACGTTGCCGACAGACTGAGCCACCACGCGAGTGGCGAAGCCGTCGCCGCACCCAACCTCAAGCACGCAATCTGCACTAGCCAGCACCTTGGCTACGAACTTGTACCTGGCCAGTGTGAACCCCAGTCGCTTGGCGTCCACCTCGTAGGTGTGCGAAGACATCAGCCCAAGCGAATGCCGCTGGTATCCACAGAGCGAATCGTATTGCGATTCTCTCACGACACTCGCACGGTAGTCCGTGCCTCCGTTCCGTAGCTCTTCTCCACCACCAATCGGCCAACCAGAGAGTCATCGCCGATCACGTCCTGCAGTGCGTCAAGCACGGCCTTGGCGATGTTGTCTACGTCGGGCCTAGGCAACTTCGGCGCGTCGGCCTTGACGCCAGCCTTTCGCATGTGGGACTTCGGACGCTCAAACACCGCATCTATCACCACGTTGAGCACCTCGCCGGTTGTCGTGAGCCCGGCACTTTGAGCAGCTGCTGCGATAGCCTCGCGGTACGCATGCACCGGGTGCTTCCCTGGGACGTACGCACGGGCGAACCCGCCCGCAGTCGAGACTCGCGGCCTCGGCTGTGGGACGGGCTGCCCTGCGACGGTGAACGACACGGCGTGCATCAGCGGTAGCGAATCACCGCGAACCAGCGACGGGCCACGGGCGAGTAGGCCACGCCTTCCTCAACGATGACACGCTTCCCGAAGAAGCAGCAGTTACGCCGGGCCTGCTCAGGCGTTGAGCCGGTGCCAATGCCCTCGTACTGGCCGCAGCTGCTGTGAACCAGCGAGCCACGGCGAGCGATCACGACGGCGTGATCCTGGGCACTGATGACAGAGCCACGACGAGCCACCACGGTGGTGTCAGCGTTGGCAACGGAAGCGAACGCCAGGGCGGCGAGAAGCAAAACGAAACGCATAGCAGTCCTCCTGTGACTGGGGAACAAATCCACAGCCAGCAGGATTGCAAACGTGTCAAGGAATCAGGGCCGCCCTACTCGTAAGCAAAAGTGTTCGCTTTTCGTCGCTTTTGGGATACGTTCTGGCGTCATGTCGCGGGGCGTGACACGACTGCGAGATATGCGGCAGATAATCCGCGTTAGCGCGACAAGCTTGCGGCTAGCGGCTGCACGGCACTTACGGCTTGGAGATATACGGCCAGAAAAGAAAATACACGGGTCTGCTTATCCACTAGTTCTCACTGCACCGTTTCGCAGGCCACTAGTGAACCGTTTCGCAGCCGCTCCATCTCGTCTGCGGCCTCTTCCATGAGTAGGTGCAACCTCGCCAGATGCACGGTTCGCCAGTTCCGTAGCCGCTCCACGATGTCACTCACGCCACACCTCTCGGCTGGCAGATCCCGTGACGCCACTTGCTGACTTTGCTTTGCGTGTTGCAAGGCTCCTCTCGCCGTCTGCTGTCGTAGTGCTTTTCCCTCACCACCTTTGCCCGCTCCTCAACCCACGGCGACAACGCCAGTCCGTCTAGCGATGCGGCATCGTCCTCAGGTGTCGGTGCCTCAGGTTCGTCAGCTGGGTGCAGCGTCCTGCGTGGCAACTTGTACCGCTGTGCCCACTTTGTGACTGTGGAATAGGCCACGCCAAACCGCTTGGCAATCTCTGACGAGGTAACGCCTTCCGCCCACAGTTGGTGGAGCAGCACGAGATCAGCCCGAGAGTGGTTGCGTGATGCTTCGCTGGCTTTCATGCGTCCTCCGCCAGAGGCATGATGACTCCGGTGTACGGGCCGCAGCGAAGGAGCACGCGGCTCTGGGCGTCCTTCACGTACACGTCAACATGCGGCTCTTCGTCGGCTGGCAGGTTCGCCAAGAACTGGGCCAGATACTTCGGGTCCAGCTTCGTGCTTGCCGTTGAGCCCGCCGCGATCGTCGGGCAGATCACCTTGCTCTCCCCGTACTCGCTCGAGCGGCCCACGAGCACCAGCGTGTTGGCCGTCCACGTCAGGCTGATGCCCTTGGACTGCTCGCTGGTGACGATGGCTGCGGACTGCACCGCCTGGAGCAGCTCCACCACGTCAATCACCGTAGGCTCGCCTTCCGCCTCGCCAACCACGTCACGCCACCGTGGATAGCGACCGTCCACGAGCCGGCCCGTGATCGTGCAGCCGTCCAGCGAGAAGCGGACCTCTTTTCCGTTGGACTCAACCTGAACGCTGCCGTCACCCGTGGCCATGCTTGCCACCGTCGCCAGCAACCTGGCCGGCACGATGGTCTGCGAGGCGTCAACGGCATCGTCGCTCTCAGTCTCCACGCACGCCAGGCGTCGCCCGTCAGTGCCAACCCAGTGCTGCCGCGAACCGTCTGCGGTTGACTCCACGTCCAGCATGACGCCGCCCAGTGCGTAGCGGCTGGACTCGGCGTCCGTGGCGTACGTCGTGGCCTTGGCGGCCCGGCAGAACTGGTCAGCCGGCAGGCGGCAGATTGCCTTCAGATCGCCAGCGTCCCACGTTGGGAACTCTGCGGCGTCTTCCGTTGGTAGAGTCCACGAGCCAGCACCGCACTTCACCGTTACGCTGCTTTCCTTCGGAATCAGAAACACCTCGTCGCCGGTCGCGGCCCGCAGGATGGCGCTGAGCCGATGAGCCGGCAGCAGCATGGCGTCGCCGTGGTAGTCAATCTCGCGGTCAATACGCACCTCGAGATCCGTGCCCGTCAGCAGCCCGTCACCTAGTCTGACGTTGCCCAGGATTGGCTTCGCGTGCCTTGTCGGCACAGCCCTGAGCACGTCGGCAAGTGCCGCCCTGAGCGTTGACGTTGCCAGCGTGATTCCAGTTGCCTTCCGTTCCCGTGTTGCAGTCGCCATTCCTTGGCCCCTTTCGATTGAGAGATACCCCTACAAGAATCCCGAGAGCGAAAGTGCCCGCGAGAAGTGTTTCACCGATTGCCAGCCAGACGAAATCCGAGAGCGTCATAGTTCTTCTCCCGTGTCTTCAAGCAGCGGCCACGTCTTCGGCTGCTCGCGTGCTTCGATGTGCTCGAAGTAGCAGGCCTGTCTGACAAGCCTGGCCCGCAGTTCGTCGTTCTCAGCCTTGAGCGTCTTGATGGACGCAATGGCAATCCCGATGGTGCGAGCGTTCGCAACGAGTGAGTCGTGCATGCTCCAGTTGTCAGCGTCTTCACTGGCGTGGATGCAACCACCCTGCAGACGCAGCAGACGCTTGATAAGTCTTTCGGTTGTCATGTTCGCACCCTGATTCCACGGGACTTGCCGGGCTCAATGGTGATGTAGCCCTTACGCTCCAGGCGTTTAAGCAACCCGGCGACAGCGTTGGGCGATGAGACGCCAATGCCGGCGGCGATTTCTCTGACGGCAGGGCCCCACATGCCAGCAGTTCTGCAAATGAAGTCGTATGCCTCTTTCTGGCGAGGCGTGAGCGGTTGTCGCTCTTCGGTAGCGGTGGTGTTTTCTGGGGTCATGGATGCTCCTCCTTGAGTTAACAGCTCTCGTCAACAAATCCACTTTTGGGATTCGACGGTGCCGGCTCCTGACCGGCACCGGAAGAATCCTCAATTGAGATCCCATTGGTAGTACTTGGACTACCAATGGATCTAAATGAATTGCGGGCACAGAGTGTGCGCGCTCCGCGCACCACTCGTGCGCGCTCCGCGCACGGCTCGTGTCCGGAGCGCGCACCACTCGTGCCCGGGGGGGGCACGCCTTGTGCGCGCTCCTGGACACCACTCGTGCCCGGGGGGGGCACCACTGGTGCGCGCGCCGTGACAAGAAAAACGGTGCGGCCAGAGCCCTCGGGCTTCTCCAAAACCTCCAGAACCCCACAGGAAATCATCTGCGTGATGCCTCTGCGAATGGTCGTTGGATGTACTCCAACAAGCTTGGCGGCACGCCGGATGGACATCCTGACTTGGCACGTCGAGAAGTCAGCCGCGTAGAGCACGTACAAAGCCGCCAGACGCCCTTCTGATCTGAGCGAGGCTAGAGAGCCGTCCTCGAGCATCGCCCTCCAGCGGCGACGCATTTCGCCCTGGCGTGAAGGCTCCTTTCCGGGTCGTTTCTCAAACGTCACACTGCACCCCAGTTCTGGGTTGGAGCGTGTCCGGAAAACTCGGGGAAGTCTGGGATTTCGCAGGCGTCCTCAAAGTACTGGTACTGCCCGTGGAACCACATTTCCACGTCAGCCATCTGGCCCTGGCGGAGCTTCTTGCACTTCCACTCAATCTTGATTTCGCCAGCCTCGCCGGTTTCGCCTATGCGGTGCCCGAAAAGGAAGTTGTCCACGTCAAAGTCGATCTGATTTGAGCCCTTGCCGATGTTGCCGATCTCGGTGCTGGCGTCGCATCCTTTGGCGATATTCGTGACGAGAAGCGTTGCGATGTTCCGTGTTGTCGTAATCTCGCGGAGCTTCAGCAGAACCTCGTTAATCTCGCCAGTTTTGTCGTTGAAATGCCTCGTGGAACGAACCAACTGCAGGTAGTCAACGATGAGCAACGTCGGGCCGTCCTTCGTGACTGCACGCTCAATCCTGTCAATGATGAGAGGAGCCTCAATCAGTTTCAGGCGATTGCCGATAGCTGCACCAAGGTCAGACGCTACGCGGTCGCTTGGCTCTCGCTTCTGGATTACGTCCTGCAAAGTTAGCTTCTCTGGCTGTCCGCCAAAGTTCGTAATGGCCCTGGCTGCGAGCGCTGCCCGAGTCATTTCCCCAAGGCACCAAGCCGCAACCATCTCTGGGTTTTGCCCGAGGCATTGAAGAACCAGCTGCAGGGCAAGAGCGGACTTCCCAAGGCCAGGAGCAGCAGCGATGGCTGTCATTTGCCCTAGCGGAAGGCCGCCGCCAAAGAGCTTGTCTAGGGCTCGAATGCCGGTGGGAAGGGCAGGCGTCTCTTCCTGCTCTCGCCAAGCCTTGATCGCGTCTAGCAGCGTCGGCGTGGGAGTTTCGTCTGCGGCATCGACAACAGGAACGGCCTCATCTGCAGACCCTAGGACCGGAAGTCGCGTCCTCTTCCAGGCGTTGGCAATCTGCCGTGGGCAATCGTCAAGGTCATCCTGCCGCAGGCCAACGCGACGCATGCGCTCCATAATGGCCGTAGTTGCCTCAGCAACACCCCATCCACGGGCAGCCATGTCGCACGCAACCGTAAACATGGTTTGACGCCGGCCAGCTGCAAGCGCGAATCCTTCCTCGAGGAACCGCCGCGTTAGGTCGCTCATGCTCTTCGGCTTTACGACGATGGACTGCACCGCCTGGCCACGGAACACGTCCAGCGAGTAGATCCGAGTCGGGTCGCAGTCCCAGAGGTGCGCCCTGGGCGTCTGCTCGTACTTCCAGTTCACAAACCCAGGAAGACGCATGATGCGCGGCCAGTCGCAGATTGATTGATCAGAGCCAAGTGAGGAGGCAATGGCCTTCATCCGCTCGTGCCACGCAGCTGCGTCGCGCATTGGCTCTGACAGCCGCCACCACAAATGAACTCCGCCACCGCTTTCAATGATGGCTGTGGGCATCGGGAAGCCAGCGGCACGAACGCGGGCCAGGGCGTCCTCGACTACAACACCACCGTCAAAGTCTGCAAACACACACCGGGCCAGGGCTACGCCTTCAGCCTGGGAGGAGTTCTTTTCCTTGCGAGGATTTGCCCCAAAGTAAGCGTGAACTCGCTGGTTTTCGTCGCGGTTCAGCCGCTCGAGCCAGTCGATGATGTCCGGTATTTCAGTCAGCGTTGACCACCGCCGGCCAGCGGCAGGAGGAAGCGGACGAAACTCAATGATGTCCTCGGGCTCAAAGATAGCGCCAAGGAAATCGATGCACTGCGAAAGGGCGTCCATCAACGGCTCCCCTGCTTGTTTCCGCCACGGAGCTCAGTTGCAATGCACGGCAGTGCATGCCCGTTGTCTGCATAAGCAGCCGTGCCGCCGTACGACAGCCTCAGACGCGGGAGACGGTGCTGAAGAAAGGCAACGCCGATCCGATTCTGGATCATCACTGACTCAAGGTCGTTCTTTACGGGATCGCACGGCCAAATAAAATTCAGCCGTGACATGACGTTAAACCCGTTGGGGGTCTCCCACACGCATCGCGTGTAGTCCATCACCTGCGAGATGACACGACCGAGTTTCGCACCAGACTTTTTGCATTCGATTCCAACATGACCCCAACGCCATCCGCTCTCAATGAGCAACTTCTTTGGCTGAAGAAGAACATCAATGCGTGGCCTGCCTGTTCCGGTGGTGTCGATGCGCGGGTGGAGCATCCATCCATGAACCTCTTGCAGCACGTGCCAGTGCGTCGGATTGACAACTGACAGCAAAGCCGCAACGGCGTCTGGCTCCGTTGCGTATTCGCCGCACGTCAGCACTTGGTCTGGATACATCCGTGTATTCCTTTTCAATCCCGCCATGCCGCGTCGAAGCGGCGTCCGCGCCTATCGCGTGGCGGTGCGTGTTAGAAGGGAACGTCATCCGTAGGCAGCGTGGCCGTGATCTTCGCCGCAACCGTCCTCGGCTTGGCCTTTGGCTGAGGCTTGGGCTCTGTCGCCACGTACCTCTTCACGACTGCCGACACCTTGCCGCTCTTGCTGGTGTAGTGGCTGACTTCAGCTGTCAGCGTTGCACCAACTAGCGACGCCGGATCAAGGCTGACCTTTCCGCCAGCGGCAGAGACGCCGATCGCGTCGGCCAGCTGCTTGGCACGCCAGCCCAGGTGCTTGGGAATGTCATCAAACACAAACTTGTGGTTGCCAGATGACGTTGCCAGACGCAGCTTGAGGCACAGCCCGTGCGGGTTTGCGTCTGTGACCTTGTACTCGTTAGGCCCTTCCTCAGCGTGTTTCACGGTCATTTCGTGAACACCGGCAGGAACAATCTCACGATCCATGGTCGATAGCTGCGACTGTTCGTCTTCAATGATGAAGTCCATCTTGTCCCTTTCTGTTGTCCGTAGTTCCGTTGCCATCCTCTGCCGCACGTCAACGAGACGCCGCAGTTGCTTTCCAGATCACTGCCATAGTCAGACGTAGTCGGAGCTAAGCCGCTCGTAGTTGAGTCCAGCAATCTGAGGAAAATCCTCGTTGGGCTTGTAATAAACCTTCTTAATCCAGTTTGCCGTAATCTCGGAGTTCCACGCCCTGATCGCCATGAACGCAAGCTGCCGTCCTCCAATACGACGAACACTCAGACGCCTGTTGATTACTGACTCTCGCAGGATGTGAAACGGACGCTCCAACTCCGAGCTGCCGTCGGCCATCACAGACACGAACTCGCTAGCCATTTCCGCGTTAGAGCAGGCAAACAGATAATGCACTGCTGCCAGAAGAGAAGGCGAAGAGAAAACGCGAACTCCAGCGCACCTAGCTACGGAGTCGTTGATGCCTGGCCTACGCGACAGGATGTCCAGGCAGACCCTCGGGCTGAATCCGTTGCAGCCGCCGCCTCCCTCGTAGAACTGCCCAGTCATTCCGAACACCCAAAGCAACTTAACGCAAGCCGCCAAATGAGTTGCGTTCTCTTTTCCGTGGATCCCAAGAATGTCGCTCGTCCGTCGCGTGCGCAGATTGGTGTCGATCGTGTCGAACGCATCCGACTCCACGCCGTAAGCGACGTACGTCCAGAACCCGACGCCGGAATTCACGCATGCGTGCAGACGGTGCTGGCCGTCCAATAGTCTTCCGTCGCCTGAGAACTTGATTGTTTCTCCATTCAGCATCCATTCGCCTCGCACAAGAACAGCTTCCAGGGAATCTACATGTCCCTTGCTCAGTCGCCTGTTGGCGGTGTTTCTGGCGAGCCACTGACCGGCTATTTCTGGGGTCACAAAAACCTTTTCAACACACTGTCCGGCTCGCTTATCAACTCCGTTCCGGTATTGAACTTGCGTCGTAACCATTAGTAATCGCTCCTTTGCTTACTTGTCCTTTCACCATCCGGCCGCCGGAACACCCGGCTTCTGTGTCTTGTCATGCGGTGACGTTGCTTTCGCCGTCACCGCTCACGCTTTTCTCCATATGACAGCCATCCGTCCGCTCGCAGTCCGCCTGGTGCCGGCCTCCACGATCAGGCCACGCCGTGCCAACTCAATCCGCCTGGGCCTGACGGTGCTCGCGTTCATGCCGAGCTCGTTCGTTATCTCTTCGTCCGTGCTTGGCGTGCGGCACAGGAACTCGTAGACGCGCCGCTGCATGGCGTTTAGCGTTGCGGGCCCCAGCGAGTCCGCAGCGGCGGCCGAGGTTGCCGAGCCGTTCACGCTCGGTGCTCGCGTGGCGAACAGCGGGCCGGCGTCGGCGTCTGGTATTCCGTAGTGATTCATTTCACGTCCTTGTGTATTTGCCGGGTTACGCCCGGCGCGTCCGACTCACCGCCGGATCAACGGCGTCGGCTGCGGTTGTTACTCGCCACCTACCGCTAGGCGGCCAATGCGGCTGTGTTCGTCAGCCTGCGTCGCCAATGGCGTGGCGTTAGTCTCCTGTCCAGTTCGTGCCCGGCCGTGGCCCTGCGTCGCCAAGCGTTTGGGGCTCCTTGCCCCAACGCTCACGCCACGCCTGACGCACAGCCAACTCGTCTGCGTATGGCCGAGTCAGGGCCATTGATTCCATAGAGACGGCGTTGGCGATCTTCATGGCGTCGTGCTTGTTGCCAGCCGTCTGGATTGCCGTGATGGCCTCGTCAAGCGTCATGCAGTCACCTCGTGCTCGGCGGCCTCGTGCGGGAAGTCGGTGCCACGGTCTTCTGGCTCAACGGTCAACGCCGGCACTTCCTGCTTGCCGGAAAACCTTCGGTGCTGAAGCGGCTCGGCGTGGTGGTTCACCGTCACGCTCACCTGTGGCTGACGCATCCGGTCGGCCTCGTCTGGGTCAACAATGCCGCTGAACCCAAAGGCGTAGCGGATGGCTTGGATGGCTGCCTTGTGACGAAGCATTCGGGCAGGCCACTTCTTCCATGGCTCCGTGCCCTGGCGGCACTCGGCTAGGTACTCGGTGACCTCAACCGGGTGGCTGCGGTCCTTGCGGTGAACCTGGGCCGTGATCGCCACCAGCTGCCCGTCATCGCCCAGGCGGTCAACGAACGTGATGCCGTCGTAGGCAGCATGGTTGTTCGCCATCGTCATCCACCCGTCGATGCCAACGATGGGCTGTATGCCGCCGGCCCGTGTTGGGAAGGCGTAGATTTCCTTCGTCACCGGGTTCAGCCCGTACTCGTTGGCCACCAGCAGGAAGGCAGCGAACTGCTCCTTTGTGGCCTTGTCGCAGCCACAGGTGGCACGCACCGTGGCCTCAAAGGCCGCTGGCTCCATGCCAAACTTGGTGGCCATGCTCAGCAAGATGCTCTTGCGGTCGTTCGTGTTTGCAATCGTCGTGGTCATCGCGTCCCTTTCTGCGTTGTGGTGTTACTCTTGGAAACCGTTACTGCTCGTCTCGACAATGCCAACGTCTTCAAGTCGGGCCAGCGGATGCTTGGCAATCTGCTCGGCGGCAGCGGCTAGCCGCTCAAGCAGCCGCTCAACGCCCGCCAGCGAAGTGGCGATGTCAGCCATTGACTCGCACACCGACTCGTACTGCAGATCTGTCTGCTGCTTTGCCTTGGCTTTGGGCTTGTCGCCTGTGAGCACTTGGCGTGCAGCATCTGCATCTACCCACACCGGCCCAGTGCGGTCGTCGGTGCTACGCATCAGCTTGACGGCCGCAATCACGCCATCTGTGTGTGCGTCACTCAACTTCTTCTGGTCGGTAAGCGAGTCTGCCAGCACAGAAATACGCTTGAAACCGTCAGGCACTTGCGACTCGTCAGTGATCACCTTTGTTTTAAATCGCCTCATCTCGCGTCCTTTGCTGTTGAAAAAGCCCGCTCTGCGTCCTGCTCGGCGGGTGGTAAGTGCGTCCCTGCTACTGCGGTTCCACCGCTCTCCTTCCGGCAACTAGCTCCGCTTGCCGCCGGTCCTTTCTGCGTTCAGTGCGTCACGTCCTTGGCCGAAACGGCCAGCCATCCGCCGTCAATCTCGATGCTGAGTCGGTCGCCATCGACGTTCCAGATGCGTCCCTGCCAACGCTTGCCGGCTGAGCATCCGCTTACGAAGTCACCAACGGCGTAGGTGACCTTCGGGGCGGGGCTCACCGTCTGCTCGTGCAGGCCGGCGACGGCGGCGAGGTACTCGTTTTCGGCGGGGCTTGATTCATTCGTGATCATCGTGCGATTCCTTTTGTGTTCCCATGTCCACCAACCCCATTGCGGGGAGGAGTGTAAATGGGGGGGGGGGGGGGGGGGAAAACAAAAGCCAAAGGGCCAAAAAAAAAAAATAAAAA